GTCAAGCGAATCGGCGTTGAAACGCTCGAAAGGGTGAAGAAGGGCCAGCTTCGGATCCTGACGATCAATGATGAGATTACGACGTGGCCGGCCAATGTGCGCGCTGCCGGGTTTCAGCGTGGAGGTTACACCGGCGAAGGACCTGAAACTGAACCGGCTGGCATTGCGCACCGCGGCGAGTACGTGCTGGACGCACAGACAGTGAAGCGGATCGGGCGCGAGACGCTCGAAGACCTGAGGGTCAGGAGGAAAACGGTGCTCAAGGTCGGTGACGTGATGACACCGTGGCCTGTCAGCCGGCCGGAGTACGGTGCCTTGGCTCAGCCTGGCCAAGATGCCGTCATCGTCGGTCCCGCCGTTCAAGCGACCTCGACACCGACGAGATTCGACCGAGGCGGCTACGCAGGACACGGACCGACAATAGAAACCGTTGACGTTATCCACCGGGGCAAGTTCCTCTTCGACACAACAAGCGTAAACCGAGTCGGAGTCGATACACTCGAACTGCTGAGAAAAGGCGCGACGGTGGTTCTCCAGTCTGACAATCTAACGCTTGCTGAATCTGCCAGTGGCAAGATGGTCCCACCCAAGGCCGCGATTGGCGCACGCGCTGTTACGAGCCCACGGCGTGGTGGTGCAACTGACTACGCGGCGACCAGCGCGGCTGCGGCAACTGCCCCTACTGCCATTATCAGCCAAACCCGCGTGCCAATGGTAACGGCTGCGGACCCAATCAGGGTCCTTGGCTCCTCGCAAGCAAGAATCGCTCAGCTTGAATCCGAAGCCCGCGTCAGGGAAGCTACGCCCCCGACTCCGGATACCCTCAAACTCGAAATGAACGTGCTGGACCGTGCTGCGCGCTCGGTTGATCTGAGGGCGGGCGCAAATGGCGTTGCCGTATTCACAAGGCCTATGAGCGCGCTCCAAGGAACAAGCGCTGCTGTATCGCCGGTCGGCGCGGAGCTCCGTGGCAACCTGGCCATTGCAAGTGCACCGGCCAGCCCTGCTTCGATCGACCTCGTTGCGCCGAGTGAAACCGGCTTCGCTCTCGGTCTGCCTGAGATTACGCCAGTCGCAGCCGCGGCATCAGCGCCGAGCCCGACGAAGGACGGTGCTGCACCCGAGGTGCACGTTGCGCTGTACAATAGCCGCGCTGCCGCCTTGGAGGCCTTGCGAACGACGAAAGGTCGGAGGCTGCTCGTCGATTTGTTCCGCGAACATGTGACGGAGATTCTGGGAATGTGACCGTATGATCGCTCTATCATGGCAGGGCCAAACAGTCTATCTACTTGACGATTATCCTGCAATAGACAAACCTGTAGTCGCAAAGGTATCGGCCGTTACCAAGGAGACGGTCGGCCTCAGCGGGCGAACGGCTCGACGACCGTTGGCATCATCGCTCCGTTGGACCGTCGAGTTTGAATCCTTACTCAGCGGTACCGAAGCGAAGAAAACAGTGAGGAACTGCCGCGAAATCATCCTTCAACCGGTTCTCTGCCCACTCTGGCCGTTCGGCGTCCGCTGGGCTGACCAAGCAAGCATCGTTATGTCGTATGGCATGTACGCCTTAATGCGCGATGTGAGCGGTGCTTGGTCCATCCACGCAAGCGGCACCGTGCCGAGCCCGACACCGCAAGATGATGATCTCCTGATCCCACTACTCTGGGGCACGATAGCTGTGCCAGAAATAAAATGGGTTGATGCGGAAAATTGTCGGGTTCGCTACAGCTTCAAAGAAACCAGCGACACGGCTTACGCCATTGCGCCAGTCCCGTGCACACTTCCGGTTGGCCCTTCGCTCACTGGCTATCCGGAGGCACCGAAATTTTATCCTTTCGCAATTGGCTTGGAGGACTTCAGCACTCAACCGGACCTGATGGTGATCGAGCGACAGATCGGATTCGGTCGAAAACCCCTTCTGACAACATACGAATCGGCGCGGGCACGGCGGCAGAGATGCACCGTCATGACCGCTACAAGAGCTCAGTGTCAGTTGGCGCTATATCACTTCGCAGTCCATTCCACTGGAAATAGCTTCTGGAGCCAGTTGTGGCCGTCATGTGCGCGTCTCACGCAAGATGTTGCCCAAGGTCAGACGAAAATCTATGTGAAGAGCACGGCTGGGTTGCGCGTCGCCGATTGGCTCGTTTTCTGGCAGATGGACGGTACGTCGTACAGTTTCGCCAAGATCCGCAGTGTAAACAGCGAGAGCTTCTTCAATACGTTTTCGTCTCCCGGCCCGTGCGAAAAGGACTGGACCGTGATCAATAACCTTGTCCTGTCCAAGTACGGAAAGCCAGAGCTACAAATTGAATGGCATGAGGCGAACATAGCGACCATAACGCACGAGTTCGAGGAAGCGCCGACCGAATACACGATCCCAACTGGCGAACAGCTCGGGGTGACAATCGGGCCATTGGCTCCGAGACGCTATCTTTACGAGTTTGAGTGGACGATTGGCAGTGCGACCGGGGTCGCCCGCTACACGAGCTACGAACAGGACGTGACTGCAGACGATAAAGTGTGGACGGCAAAACGCATTAGCCATAAATCGGTCACAAGCGGGCTAAACTTGGACCGAGATGAGGTAACTATTGAAGCGGCAATCGGTGATGTGCCGATAGCGGCTGACATTGCTTTTCTCCGCGCGTTCAGCGCGCTCCGAGTCAAAATCTACCGGTACGACACCGCCGTCGAGTGCATCTTTAACGGCGTGATCGAAAGCGAGTCCGTGCAGGGCGAAACAGTGCAAATAAAGGCTGTCAGCGGCCTTGCGATCTGGGACCGCGCAATCCCGCGAATGCGTCTGCAGCTTGGCTGCAATCACGCATTGTTCGACGGCATCTGCAGGCTTAACCCCTCGCTATGGGTTTGGACTGGCAAGGTGTCGTCATATCAGACGAGCTGGCCCTACAAGCTGGTCCTGACCGATTTCCACCGACAGCAGGGCCAAGAACCGACCTTCTGGGAAGACTGGTTCGCTGGTGGTTGGATTGAGATTGCGACCGACATTCCGGAAGTGGTTTCCATTGCGAAGTCGAGCGTGCCCAACAACGGCTCGATCGAATTGCAGCCGTCCCGCCCGCTAACGCAGCAGCCTGCGCAAGGCGTCAGCGTGAACGTATGGCCGGGGTGCGATGGCCGCGCCGAGACCTGCAAAGCGTACAGCGCCGAAAACCCGGAAGGCAAGTTCGACAATTACGACAATTTCGGCGGGTTCCCAATGATACCGGTTGCGAACCCTGGACTCGTTCAGGCTGGGAACATGGCAGTAGGTGGGGGAAAGAAATGACTCCAACCGGAGAAGACATGTCGCCGAAACTGCGGCAGATTGTTGAGAGCTGGCTCGGGACGCCATTCCGGGCCAATGCGAGCCAGAAAGGGGTCGGTGTCTCGTGCCAAAAGCTCGTTGCCGAGATTTACCGCGAGGCCGGTGTTATTGACGTATCCGTGCCCGAGGTGCCGATGGACTATTACCGCTACGCACGAGACGGATTGATCGAACCGTTCATGGCCGGGCTTGACCGGTTTATTCGGATCGACGGCACAACGCCCCAGACTGGCGATCTACTCGCATTCAGGGTCGGCAGGATCGTGCATCACCTTGGCGTTGCCCTCGACGGAAACAGGTTCGTCCACTGCATACGCGGGCCCGGCGTAATAATTTCAGACCTCGCGGATCCGACTTGGGGACACCGTCTTGCAATTATCTGGAGGCCAAAATGAATGATTCGCCCAACGTCAACGACGAACTGGAGATGGCAAACGTTGAGCCAGTGGAGCTGAATACAAACCAAGAAGCAACGGTAATTCCGTGGTTTGTTGGCGACCGGAAGGTCGCTGTCCGTTGGATTTGCAATGTAACAGGCGTATACGCAGTCGAGGTTGACATTGGCGGCAAGAAATGAGCTTGTATGTCGTGGAATAAAGCATCCGCAGGCGTTTACGACTATTACGGCCACGTAGCCGGAGTAGTGTGCGTTGGCCCCGTGACGCACCTAATGGGCGTCGTTTGTGATGGCAAGTTAATCTGGCCGGGATACGTGGTCTGGGAAGAAAACAAGACGTACGACTCCGGGGCGATCGTAGCGCACGGCGGACGAATCTGGCAGTGCGTTCTCACGCATCAATCAAGTAAACAGAATGCGCCGCCTTCCATGTACTGGCAGATTTTTACCGTGTGGCTGGGGGATAAGTCGAATCCCTTCTCAATATATGTTCCCGGCTATGGCACAATGTTCTTCTATCGCGGCACATTGGACCAAGATGTTCATCCAATGGGCGTCTTAAAATACCTCGGACACCCCCCATGCCGCGGGTTCGTTGTAGTCGAGCTCGTCCACTGGTACCTTGGCAGAATGCGACAGGCTGCCCCGAACATCGAGCTGATCATGCGGCGATGGCCTGACCAACAGATTCTCACCGGCGACCTACAGCATGAGGACGAGCGCGGGCAAATGAACCCCCTTGCTGCTGCTGCGGAACTGATCACGAACCCTGCTAGTGGATTGGGGTTGCCAGCCTCGGTGATTGACACAACGTCGTGGGTCGAAACGGCGAACGCGCTGATGGCGCGGTCAGAAGATTCTTACGTATCGCCGATCCTCGAAGAGGGTACGACAATCCGCGACTTTCTGCGCCACCTTACGAGCTACTATGACGGCTGGTTCAGGTGGGACCCGAGCGGCAAAGTCATTGCTGGCAGGTTTCCGCATAGCGAACAGATCACCGGCACCCTGCAAACGGTGACGATACATGACCTTGTTGACGAACTGTCGTTCGACGCGCAGACGGCTGAGGCGTCGTTTAACGAGATCAGCGTACGTTACAGCGACGGCGCGCGAGCCTGGAAGGATAGCTGCGTGAAGGCAATTGACCGCGCCAATTGGGCATTGACCGGGGCGCCTCGGGCGAGAACGTATGACATGCCGTGGATAAATTGGGCGCAGCAGGCGACGACGTTCGCGAACGAGATGCTAAAACTGAATGCATGGCCATCCCTTTCCGGCACGCTTACTGCACGCGCAGAAAAGACCGATCAAATCAAACCCGGCTCGCTTTTCAAAATCAGCCATGAGGCTCTCGGAATGCAGTTTGTCGCGCGTTGCATCTCGAAGCGCTGGGGCAGCCCCGATTCTGGTAGCGTCGAGATCGAATGGGAGCTTGAGCGGTCGGCACCGGTTGCGCAGCGTTTGACCGCGGCTTCGCACCCGGTCGGACAGGCACAGTGCGAAGCCGAAATCCCGGAGGAAGGCCAAGTTCAGGTATGGCAGGTACCGGCTTGCATTGCTGGCGTGCCGTGCGCGCTGGGTGTGCTCGTGCACCGCCGTGACATGAACACGGTCGGCTGGAACATCTGGTGGCAAACTGATGGTGAGCAGCAGTACAGCTTGCTCGGGACTCAGCAAAGCTGTGGCGTGCGCGGCACGATCTCTCAAGACCACGGCGTTTGGCAACCAGCGGTGCAAACTGCATGGCGCAAACGGCAGAATAACGTTGCCACCGTGTGCACGTACCCGAACATGCACGGTCTGGTGAACGACCAAACGGTTGACATCCGAGGGCTTGGCGGAACCGGATACAACATCGACGGGGTGAAAGTCACGTGGGTTGACGTATGGACGTTCAGCTACCAGTCGCCCGGACCCGATGAGACTCAAACGAACGATACTGGCGGCGTTGTGACGAAAAACCCGTATGAAGACTGGTCGGAAGGCATCAGGATTACGCCTGACGCCTCGGTGCCGACCGACGACTGGGCAAAGGTTGAAGCATTATTGGACAGCGATGACGTTGCCGACAACAAGCTGCTCTGTGTCGTGTTCAAGGCAAACGATCCGTCACAGTTCGAGGTGATGTCGGTCAGGCGAATTTACCTAAACGATGGCACGTACCGTCTAAGGGTCAAGCGCGGCTGCGATGGTCGCCAGCCGATGTACCTTCACGCCGGAGACATTGCATGGGTTTTGTGGCGGAAGTCGTTGGCTGTTTATAAGCATCCGCTGTTCGCTGCATGCCAACGCACGGGGGCGACCGTAAATGTGAAAGCTCAGAGTATTAACCAGTTCGGAATGTCCGAGCTGTCCGAAACCGATCCGGTCCAATTCACGTTCGCGAACATCTTTGCACCGAAGGTTGAATGGCTTGGGGCCGAAGCGCGACTCGCGAGCGAAACCGATTTCGGCCCTATTAGCTGGGACACCGAGTACCCGCCGAATACGACGTTCAGGCTGTCCTTCTCGGCGAGTGCCTCGGACAGTTACCTCGCGGAGATCAAACTTGTGGGCAGGATGGGCGCGAACGAGGTTGTGCTGTTCTCGTCGCGAGAACGTCTTGCTCAAAAAACCGTTGTTGCGACTTTCACCCTCCCGCAGCCCGGCTGCTGGCGTTTGTTTGGGATCGTAACAGACGAATCGGGCCTTGTCACCCAATCAGAGGTTAGCATCGGCGGCTCGACGCGAACCCTGTCGATCGGCGAAGGTCTCACGGCGCTATCGCCAGTTGTCGATCCGGTTGGCGGACCGTACAAGACCTATCCGAAAACCATCACGCTGACTTCAAAAACGTCTGGCGCGTCAATCTACTATCAGATAACGCAACTCTACGGCCAACCGCAGGCCGGTCAGTGGACCCTCTATTCTGGACCGATTGCAGTTTACTCGGACAAGACCCTGCACGCCTACGCGGCAGCCGCCGGCCTGAGCAATTCGCCGATCGTGAGCGAGCACTATTATCTCGATCAATCAGGTCGGGCAAGGCCGATCGGCACAGAGGAACCATGAGCGTCGAAACGAAACGAAACGAAACGAAACCCACAACGCCACTGGCGCGTGGCGCGGCAGAATGGAAACGCCAGCGCGCAATTATAGTGCGTGCTGCGCTTGCGGCAAACCCAACGTTGCCGTTCAAGACGATCGCAAGGACCCTGGCTGACAGGCGACCGGACTTGTTCCCGAGCATCGAAAGCGCACGCGCTGCTGTCAGATGGGTAGCTGGATCGAGCGGTGAAGCAAGCCGACAATACCGAGACCGCGCCATATGCGCTGGTCCAACGACGCTTGGGGAGGCCTCAGAAACGAAGCCTATCGAATACTTTCTGCGAAAGCAGATAACGATGCTGCGGACCGAGATTGCATCTCTGAAGGAGCGGCTCGGCTCCCGGGAGGAAACGATGGACCGGCTCCGAGACGCAGTCAGAGAAATTGAACCGCCAAAGGTGAGGCTGATAAAACCCCAGCCCCGATCAAAACCGAAGGTTTCCGCAGTTCTGCTCCTTGGCGATTGGCATATCGGCGAAATTATCCGCGGGTCCGAGGTAGAATTCAGCAACAGATTCAATTGGAAGGCGGCGCAGGCCGGGATCGAACGGATTGTCAGCGCGTTCATCAAATGGGTGATCTGCCAGCGTGGCGCGTACGCAATTGACCATTGTGCCATAATTGGTCTCGGCGATTGGATTTCCGGCGAAATTCGGGAAGAACTCAGGGCGAACGCCGAATTTCCGACACCGGTACAGGTAGCGCGCGCGGGTTCGCTTCTCTCCTGGGCTGTCGCCACTGTCGCGGCCCACTTCAGCCATGTGGACTTCTGGGAAGTCGGTGCCGATAATCACGGGCGGCTAACGCCGAAGCCGGTCGCAAAACGCAAGGCCGAATACAACATGGGATACCTGACATATGCACTGGCTGAGCTTCGCCTTCGATCCTTGCCAAACGTGGTCTGCATTTCCTCCCCCGGGATGAAGATAATGGCGAACATCAATGGATGGCGGTTCTTGTGTGAGCATGGAGATACGGTTCGGGCTTGGATGGGGGTGCCGTGGTATGGCATTCAGCGCGAGGTTGGGCGGGAAGCAATCCGCAGAATGAACCGAAGAAGATTTGATTATGTTGTGACTGGCCACTGGCACACGCCGGTGTTCTTGGAAAATCGGGTGATAGTGAACGGCGCGCTGACCGGCACGACAGAATATGATCACTCAGCCGGCAGATTCGCGGCCCCTTGCCAAGTCGGATTTTTGGTGGACACGCATCACGGCGTCTTCGCTTTCACCCCGTTTCACAGACTGACAAAATGACAGAAGCGCCAGGTCCTAAAAGTCACATCTACGGCCCCCCCTCCGAGTCGCATCGGAACATCGGTCTATCGTGGACAGGACTCATTAACCAGCATTACGGCATCGAGCTTCCCCATCCGCTACCTGATTGGCTGGTCGAGCTCATGCTTGTGGTATTCAAAGCGCAACGCGCTGCGCGCACCTATCAACAGGACACATTCTATGACATGATCCAATATGCCCAGTTTGCTTACCAGCACCAACGCGAGGACCCAAACGCAAAACAAAAGCCGGCAGCCGAGGCTGCATATTGTTCCCGTAGCGCTTGAACAAGCCAACGCTTCTGTGCAGCGGTATCACAGGCATCATCGCAGGCTGCCTTGCCACAAGTTTTTGGTTGGCGTGGCGGACGAAAGAGGAAACCTTGTCGGTATGACTATTATGGGACGACCGGCTGGTTGCGCGAGCGGAAACAACGGGAACCTGCACAACAGGCCGCGACCGGACCTCAATCCGCCTGGGCGAAAACGGTGGAAACTGGCGGTGAAACATGATTTCAACAGGCACCCGGCGGCGCCCTCGACGAGTTTGCCATGAAAACTGCCGCGCTTCTGTTCATTGCCGCATCAGCTTTGCTTCAACCGGCCATCGGCAGCGAGCCTACCGAAACTACAGGAATCGCATCGTGGTACGGTAACTCGCACCGGGGCAGAATCATGGCCAACGGGAAACGATTTGATCCAGACGCGCTCACATGCGCTTGCTGGGATTATCCCCTCGGCGCGAAACTTCTCGTCAGCCGAGGACGGAAATCTGTCGTTGTTACGGTGACAGATCGCGGGCCCGCAAAACACCTCGGCAGGGCAATTGACCTCAGCGCCGCAGCGTTCCGGCGACTTGCCAATCCGCGCGTTGGACTGGTTGTAGTGCGGATTCGGTCGTTGGATAATCAAAGGCTTCGGCGGTGCGCGGTTCACGCCGCGCTGGGCACGACATCGCCTTAACCAGCATGTAATCAAATCTCACAATTTTTTGCTTGCGGGGCATAAACCGCGCACGTATGAAACGGATAGTTAAAAATGCGCGCCGACTTTTGCAAGAGGACTGGTTTCACATTGATCGAGCTTCTGGTCACAATCTCGATAATTGCTGTACTTTCGTCGTTGCTGTTGTCTGCCACGTCCAAGGCAAAGCAACGAACCTCAGCCGCCCGCTGCGTCTCGAACCTGCGACAGCTTCAGCTTGGCTGGACGATGTACGCGGACGAGAACGATGGCCGTCTCCCGATCAACACAGCAGTCTGGAACAGGGTGTGGCGCAGTGAATCAAACTCGTGGACCGGTTTCAGCAGCGCCGTGCTCGACGAGACACAAGAACAGATAATGAAAGGCAGCCTCTGGCCGTACGTGCAGGCAGCGCAGGTTTTTGTTTGTCCATCGGATCATTCTTTGACAAGGACGCGAAAACCACGGGTTCGGTCCTACTCGCTCAACGGCAATCTCGCTGGTAGAACGAACGAAGTTCAGAACGTCGCCTTTCGCATGGACCAAATACCAGAACCGGCAAGACTGCTCTCGTTCATCTGCGAACATCAAGATAGCATTGACGACGGCCATTTCCTCGTTTGGCCGTACCCCGACGACAGATGGGTAAACATGCCATCGGACCGGCACGGTCAGGCTGGAGTGCTGTCCTTCTGTGACGGACACCTTGAGACGTGGATTTGGCGCGCTCCCAAACGGTTCAAAGACCGCACAACATATTGGAAGGCCGCTGAAACGGCTGAGGATAGGGCAGACTTGATACGGCTGCAGAATGTGGTCTTTTTAGCTGAAAAATACAGGAGACAGCCATGAAGCTGTTTAAGATCATTCCAATAATCGCAGCGATTAGTTGCAACGCTGCAATCGACATAGCGGAGTTCTTGCAAGACCCGCCTAAAACCGGCGAAATCATGTGCCGGCTTACGAATCCAATTGGACCCCCGAGCTACTACTTGTTCCGCTGGCAACCTGATGCCTGTTTCATCAGGATCGGGCCCGTGGCTGAGGAAGTATTCGGCGATGGCGAGTTCCAACATTACGAAGAGGGCGCAGGCTCATATGATGGCATCGTATGGTACGTTGGCGCCGGAATGGGGCCGAAAACGCAGACTTTGACGAAGGTCGAAACGCCAGAATTGTCCGGGTGGACGCTGACCGACACGGTGATCGAAATCCAAGGCGGAAGGCTCCTTTCTCTTGGACTTGGAATCCCGTTTGGCCTAAAACCCGAAATAGTGGAGAAGGACGTCTTGCGCTGGACCTGCGGACCGACCAACAAGCCCGAAATGGTTGTGACCGGCCGGCTCATCAGAAATGAGCAAGGCGCAGTAGGTAGCATTGAATGGACTCGGTCGCTCCTTGAAAAGAGCGGTCCGTATAAAATAGAAGGACGCGCTACTCTCGAATACGGCAAGAACGGCGAAACAAATTCTGCCTTGCTCACCGTAAAGCACGTTGTATTACGTCCACCGCGTGAAAACCCGAACCTTGATGGGTTCATGTATTACAGAATGGCGGTCAACGGCGATCCTTTGCCTAAAAGCAGGTTTGAGCCTCGCGTTCCTGCCGGTGCGAAAACCGTCGTTATTCGCGGTAAGACAAAATGGCTCGAAACCCCTACGGGCCTAATTCCAATGCCTGAAATCGACCCCGCAATCCTCAGACGCATCAACCGTCAGCAGCGAATGCGTGAAAATCCGGCGTTTTATTATTTCGGCGCGGCAATTGTGCTCGGCTGCGCCGTGGCCTTTGTTGTGGCTCAACGAAGGCGCATGTCAGGTAATGAGTACAAGAACTAACATACGACAATGCAAAAGCGAGCGATCATACCCCTGCTGGCTGTGCTTGGCATTGCGTTCCTGTTCAGACTGGTTCCGAACCAGATTGCAATTGGATCGCCTTGCTACGCTACAAACACCTCGAACTGTCGAGACCTAAATAGCAGTTGCGTGCACCCATATTGCTATGGACTTGGTGGTGTCCAGTGCGATCTGTGCTTCAAATGCACCAAAAAAGCCACGGTCACATGGACGTCAACGCGCTATGTATCGGTACCGGCGGGTACATATGAACCTGGAATGACGGTTACGGAGCCCGGAGACGCGTGTACCTATCGATGCACCGGCTATTGCCAATATTGTGGCGGTCATGAAATATCGAAGGTTCTGTCCGGAGAGCTAAATAGCAAATTCGAGGGCACCGGGTGCGTCGGCACTGGAACGCCGCCGGAATAGTAGCAGCAATGGGCTCCTACGACAGGCGCTGGCTTGAGACTGCCGTAAAGGCGAGCGTAGTTGTGCTTTGCATTACGGCGGCCTTGAAGCTTGTGACGTTTCTCCAACACCCGCCAGAGATTGATCTTACAGACCCAATCTTGCATGTGCGGGAGTCTTGGATACATTTCGTTGGCGGATCCGCTGAGGTTGCGGTCGCGACTGCGCTTCTCTGGACCTCATCCACGCTCCTAAGGGGTGTTATCTTGGCCACCGTTGGAGCCGAGTTCCTCTGGTATCATGCAGCGCTCTGGCTCGCTGGCGGGCGAGGGCGCTGCCCCTGCCTTGGCTCTGCATGGGGCTGGATTGGCATGTCCGAATCGGCTGCGGAATTCGCTGCGATCACAATAGCTGCGCTGCTACTGTTAACTGGGATCGTAAATTGTGTGTATGGCTGGCGACAAGGCGCAACAGGGCCGGCATAGGATTGGCCTGATCCTACTCTGGCTTGGGCTTTTCTGGGCTGCCGCATTCGTGCACCAGCGGCAGTATCGTTTCGCCACGCCAGTATCACGACTTGACGCACTGCACGCGCTTGTCGAACACGGGACCTTGGAAATTGATCAATGGCACACCAACACAACCGACAAGGCGGTCGTGAACGGACGTTATTACAGCGATAAAGCACCCGGAACCATTGCTGTAGGGTTTGCGCCGTTTTACATCGCTTCCGCCTTACTGAAAGCGGTCGGGACACCCCTTGACAGTCGGACTGGCTGGCTGGCGACAAGTTGGATAACCTGCGCATCAACCTTGGCGCTGGCTTTCGCCTTTGGTGGTGTCGCAGCTTACAAATTTCTGAGTACCCGTTTCGATCCTAGGACGGCGTTTACATGCGTGGTTGGGGCCTGGCTTGGTGGAATGCCATTGGCATTTACCGGCGCGCTCTGGAGCCACACGCTCGTCATGGGGTTGATCGCCCTGGCAATCTGCATCCTTGAACTCGGCACCGGCACCCTTCGCCGGTCGCATGCCATGATCGCCGGTTTCGTCCTCGGTCTTGCACTTGCGAGCGAATACACAGCAGGTATTGTGATAGTCGCAATCGGGCTGTCGGCTTACAGAAAACTGCGCGAGAGCGGGCAACTAATGAGTTTTATCGCTTCCGCGATTCCGCCGTTGCTACTCATACCCGCCTACAGCCTGGCGACTGTTGGATCGCCGTTTGCGCTCCCATACAGCTACCAAGCCAGTTTCCCGCCAATGAAAGAGGGTATTTACGCCATAAAATGGCCGAGAATTGACATCCTGGCTCGACTTCTGATCGGGCCAGAACGCGGGCTGTTCTGGTATTGTCCATTCCTGTTCATGGCGGTAATAGGATTCGCGCGGATGGCTGCGGGTGGCGACCGCCGTTTGTGGCTCTGGCTGGGTGTCCCGGTTTTAACGGCGCTGGTGATCTCTGGCCGCGCATGGGATTGGACCGCAGGTGATTGCTTTGGTCCTCGGCTCCTCGCGCCGATAGTGCCGCTACTAATGGTAGGCTGCGCTGTAGGTGCACAGATGTTTCAGCGGACAGCAATCGTGTTGGCAGTTATATCTGCTCTGCATTGCCTGCAGGCTTCTTTGACCAGTACGCTTGTGCCGGCGGATCGGTATTGGGCCATCGTCGAATGGAATTGGGACCTATGGCGGCGCGGTGTGCTCAGCTATAACCTCGGGACGACACTTGGGCTGTCGAAGACCGCCTCGGTAGCGTTGTTTTGTGGCGTCTTGTTCACTGCACTGGCCTTGGCATGGCACTTCCTCAAACAACCGAAAGCGATGGAATCAGTGCCGCGCGGCTGCTAACTAGACCGGCGGTACCGCACCCCGACCGGCAGGAGAAAACAGGCGACCCGCCAAATCGTCGGTTGGTCAACGTGACCCTGCCAGTTCACAATGGCGCGGCCTACCTCGAGCGAGCTGTTGTTTCTGTTTGGCAGTTTCTGCATTCACGCTATCCGTTCGAGATTGTGATTGCCGAGAATGGATCAACTGACCAAACGCGAACCGTGGCAAGGGGGCTTGCCGCGAAGTTCGACGGCGTCCGCCTGATGGAAACAGACAGGCCTGGTCGTGGTCGCGCTCTTGCGGCGGCGTGGCTCGGCAGTACGGCAGACATCCTGTCCTACATGGACGTTGACTTGGCGACTGACTTGGCCTGTTTTCCGGCCCTGATAGACGCGCTCGAAAGCGCAGACGTTGCAGTCGGCTCCCGACTCGAACGCGGGGCCATAGTTCAGCGTGGCTTGAAAAGAGAGTTTATCAGCCGTACATACAATTTGTTGGTCCGCATGATGTTCGCGACACCGGTTCGCGACATGCAGTGCGGGTTCAAGGCGATTCGGACCGAAGCCGCGCGGCGCCTTCTACCCAGCGTTTTGGACACAGGCTTTTTCTGGGACACGGAATTGCTACTCAAGGCTTCGGCTCTGGGATTCAGAATCACGTCGGTCCCAGTCAGATGGAAAGACAGCGAAACGACAACTGTGAGGATTGCACGGACAGCATGGCTCGACCTCTGTGGGTTGTACAGAGTGCACAAAGAGCTCCGCCGCTGGCCGTGGAAGTGGTAGGCTGCAACGGAAACGAGATGCCTGACCGTGTAAGCCATTGGCACGCCTATTGCTAGCCCCCCCTTTGGCAAGCTGGGTGCTGTGTCAAACATCGTGCCAATTGTTCAGCTAAGACACACTTTTTTTTAATTTTTTCCGCTTGCATTTGGCAAAAACATAGGTTTACTCCCACACAAGAAACGAAGCGAATTGAACTGAAACATGAGAATTCTGACAATAGCCGAGGTCTTGCAGATGGAGCCCGGCGAGACCGTTCCAGGAATTCGGGGCGTAATAAATTCCGTTGGAGGTTACTACACTGGAAATAGCGAACTGGGACCGTGGAGTCTCCAGCGAGCTATTCTTACCGATGGTTCTGGAAATAAAATCCGACTGCGGTTCAGCAACAGGTCCAAGCTAGGTCGTGAATGGAACGGCCACGAGGTTATTCTAACCTGTGTCTCTGGCAAGAACGGTCCTGTTGGCATGAAAGTGTCCGAAGACGAGTACCGCGGGGTCAAGCAGAAAGAAATCTTCGTCGGCGAGAAAGCTATCCTTGATACCGCTGCGAACGCCGCATCTTGCGGCGTCGTGCAATCCAATTCAGTCGAATCTGCGGCTGAAACGCCGCACGCCCAACCAAAGCCAGCACAACAGCCACCGGCACCGGCACCCGTCCACACTCCCCCCTCGATCCCGACACAGCCGGTGCCGGTGGCACCGCCTGCGCCACACCAGGGCCAGCCGATTCGTCCGCAGACACAGCTTCCGCCTACGCCAAACGCACAACAACCGACCGCGGCTCCCAACACAACCGGCGCGGTACAACAGGCCGCGCCGGTCAAACCTAAATCGAATAACCACGCCCGGCCTGACTTGGTCAATGAGCAGTCGGAACGGCTCGACAAGATGCTTTTCGTGTTGGCGACAACGTACCTCCGCTGCATGGACGCGGCGGATTGGGTGAACGCCGAGCGCACAGCAAACAAGCAAGAGCCGATGTCGCCAGAACATTACCAGGCTTGCGTGTCAAGCCTGTTCATTCAGGTAATGAGAAACTGCCAAAACTAGAAAGGAAACGAAACATGAGAATAAAGAGACTCGCTGCCACTGGACTAAAGGCGGCAAAAATCAACGACGAGCTGGGCCCGGTCACCATCATTGCCGGACCCAACGCAACGGGCAAGTCGGCGCGATTCGACGCAATCAGGCTGGCATTGCTTGGCTACTCGCCCGAGCTTGGCAAGACGGTGTCAGGAACTACCCAGCTTGCCAACGGCTCGCTCCTTGCTGTTTCGATCGAGTTCGACCAACCGTGGAACGGTAAGAGCACAGTGGAACGTGAATGGACGTACAGCCGGGGCAAGTGGACCAGGTCTGGCGATGACGAAGTCCCGATTCCAACAGTGCTACTTGACCCCTCGACCTACTTCTCACTCGGCGCGAAAGAGCGTGTCCGCTACGTATTCGGGCTGTGCGAGTCTTCCTTGAACCCGGACGCGGTAATTGCAGAGGTGAAAAATTGCAAGGTGGAGAATCACACCGAGGACCACGAACAAGTGATTCGCGAAGTTGTCAACCTCCTCGACAAGACCGACCGCGAACGGCACGAACTTGACGGAAGCATTCAGGAATGGTTGCGGGAACAGATTGCGACCGTTAAAGAGAAACTCAAGGTTGCGCGAGCGCACGCCGATCGGATGGCCAAGACAGTGCAGGGGCTGGCGGTGGTTGCGGCCGACGAGAATGACGCCGGGTTAAAGGCCGCGAAAGCTCAGTACGATCAACTCCAGAAAGAGTGCAACGAGCTCAATGCAAAATTGTCGGCAGCAGATGCTACCCGGGCAGGATACCGGCAGCAGATTGAAAAGCGGGACAAGCTCGCTAAACAACTGGTTGAACTTAAAGCGGCTGACAATACGGACCTGCGAAAGAGGATCGAAACATTGCGGGCCGTTCCAAAGCCCGATCTCGATAAGTTTGAAGAGATTGTCAGGCGAATCGACGGCATCGTAGGAAAGGCAGCAGAGCTCAAGTACAAGCTCAACGAGACGCGGCGGAAAATCGCAGAGCTCCGCGAGAATGCAGAGAACTTCGATCGAATGGATAAGTGCCCGGTATGCGGAACACTTGGCAGCGTCTGGAAGCCCGCCAAACTGGCCGAAATCAACAAAGACCTGATCCAAGCATCGGAACTCGAGTCGGTGACCCAAGACGAGCTGGACAAGATCAACAGCCAGTTGGAAGTTGAGCGCAAAGAAAGGGCACGGCTGGCAGACGCGTTGGCCGAATACGAGAAAGCGATCGGCGAGGCCGAAAGGCTTGAACGGAGCCTGAAAGAGGGTGACCTGAAAATCGAGACCGTGACGGCATCGCTTAAGACGTTCCCTGAGGACCTCGACGAGAGATACAGGGAAGCGCACGAGGCTGTACTCAAACTGGTTGATCAACACCAGGAGGCTCTCAAGCGACTCAACGGTGCGGCTAATCAATATGAAGCCGCACTGAGTGCACGGGAACGGGCCCGGACAGAGGCAAAGACGATCCTTGAATCGCGGAGAGCGAAAGCAGAGGTGGAAGCCTACGCTGCGGTCGTGAAAATCCTCGAAACGATTCAGGAAAAAGCTGTGGAGACCGCGATCGGCGGTTTGTTGGAACGAGTGAACAGCATAGCTGGGGCGGTCCTTGACGCGCCACTGACATACCGAGACGGCGAGTTCGGGAAGATCGTGAACGGCACGTGGATTCCGCTGACGGTGTTCAGCGGCACAGAACAGGCGGTAGCTTTCGCGGCGATCGCATCGGCGCTCGCCCACAACAGTCCGTTGAAGCTCGTGCTGCTCGACGAAATGGGCCGTCTGGACAGGGAGAATAAACGCAAGTTCATTGCCAACATGATCGAGTTGGTGAACAAGGGCGTAGTTGACCAGTTTATCGGGATCGACACTGACCCGGCCGTTTACGACGGCGGTCCAGTAGTCACCCTAATCAGGACAGAAAAGTAAACCCCAAACAAAAACGAAACGAAGCAATGAAAGATCCAATGTACGCAGCTCAAATGGCCGTCGAAGCTCGATGGCCGGTAATCCTTGTAAGCGCTGGCCCGGGCTCGGGCAAAACCTCAACTATCATCGCGCGAACGATACAGCTAATCAAATCGGGCGTTCGCCCCGAAGCGATCGCGTTGGTGACCTTCTCCTGCGCCGCAGCAGCCGAAATGAGAAACCGGCTTGCTGACCTCGGCTGCAAAGGCTTGGGCTACGTTGGAACACTGCACGCATTGGCACTCAGAATAGCACGTGCGGCTGAACAAGAAGACCTCATCCCTATTGACCAGCAGGAAGCTGAACAACTTCTGATGCAAGCGGCCGCAAACGCAGGGATCAAGGTGAGCAAGACGGCCCTCATCGAAGCGGCGAAGAGCGATCAAACTTCGGTAACAGCAGCCGGTGTCGCCGTAACCATGTGGCGAAACTACCTGCGCCGGAATTCTCTCATAACGTTTGACGACATGCTCAAGCGCGCTCTGGCCGCACTCAAGGAACCAAACGAGCACGTCAGGCGGCTCATCGCTTGGACGGACCTTCTCGTTGATGAATATCAGGATAGCAGCGCAATTGACGACGAGATTTACTCGGCGTTGCCGGTCCCGAACAAGTTCTTTGTGGGCGACCTCGACCAGTGCATCTACACGTTCCGCGGGGCTGATGCAGGCGTGATGTTGCGCCGGGCAAGATCAACTCAACCCGAGGCCGCAGTGATCAACCTTTCGGTCAATCACAGGTCGGACGGCATGATCTGCTGGGCTGCAAATAACCTGATTGCGCACAACAAGATCAGAATTCCGCAAAAAACGCTCAGCGAAAGCGGCGAAAGAGGAATCGCAATTGCCGTTAGGCACGCAAACGAGTTCGACGAAACGAGATGGCTCGCGCAAGAGCTCAGGGCGCAGCTCGCGGCTGGCAAATCGTGCGCCGTACTTGTGCGCACAAACCACCTTGTCGGACTGATGGCCGAACAGCTCAGATCGTTCGGGGTCCAAGTAGCCCAGCGTAAAAGGGTGGACCTGCCCGAAGACTGGACGGTAGCAATGCTGCTTGCCCGCGCTGTTGAGTGCCCGACAAACGACTACGCGGCGTTATCGTTCCTTGAAACTTGCCACGGAATCGAGCGGGCGTCGGAAATCCAAACAAGGGCGCTTGCTGCTGGCAGGAACCTGGCTGAATTCGCTGGTTTGACGGCGCAAAAACCTGCTGACCTGCTAACGCTGATGGCGTCGTTCAATCTTAGCCCGCGCTCGATCGAACTGGCTCGGACCGCAGTTGAGTCGAGCGAAACGTTTGCCGACTGCATCACAGCATTGCGGGAGGTTGGAACCTCCGTCGAAACGGAAGGATCGGGTGCCGTGGTCTCGACGATCCACGCTGCAAAGGGCCACGAATACGACTGCGTCTATATGCCGGCGTTCGAGGATCAAATCATTCCCGGCACTGCAGGGGATGAAGACCTAGAGGAAGAACGGCGCGTAGCATATGTCGGGATAACGCGGGCTAGGAACGAGCTCTACATTTCGTTTGCATGCGAACGGACCTCGCATTGGCCACCGAGGACCCCGGCGAAAGTCGAGCCGAGCCGGTTCTTGGCTGAGACTGGATTGCCGGTCACGACACCTTCACTGGCGACCGAAGCGCGCGCTGGCACGGTTTCTTGGGCGGCAATACCGTGGCAGGAAGCGACCGTTGGCAAGGTGGAAGAAGTCATCGAAAGACGCCGTGAAATAACACGGCTGGCGGTAAGGCGCTACCGCGAGCGAAAATCCGAACCTGCGACCGCATGAACCCCAGTGTAGATCGGAACGGACTGCATCTGCCGCACTGGCTGTTGCAGGACCTCAGAATCAGTCTCGCAGCGCGGCTCGAATACGGTGTGATCCTGTGTTTCACGAACACGAGCGGCTATTGCGAGATTGGGTTGGGATTTCTGGCTTCCGCAATCGGCATCTCCAAAAGCCTCGCGCGAAAGGCCGTCAATGAGTTGCAACGCGCAAGGCTCGTCTTTCGCGTACCCGGCACAGAGCAGGGCGGGCTGATGAAACTTCTGGTGACCAGCAGTGACCTCGATCTGCGCGGCGTTACAGACGAGGCGGCCAGGTGGCGCGACTGTTTACTCAAGAGCGTGCGAAAACCGAACGTCGTGCCAATGCAGGCGCTGAGAACGCGCGCGGCGGTTTACGTGAGCGGAAAGGACCTCGCGCGAATTACCGGCGTTCCCTACGCAACTCTGCTTCGCCTGCGCAGGTCTGGGTTGCCCGTGACTAGAATCTCACCCAAAAAGCTGGCCTTTGACTTGGACATGGCCTTGTTGTGGATGCAGCGCGCTGGAATCAAGCTCGCGCCGGATTGTTGTCCAAACTTCATGCGCGACACGACCATTTCCGCGGCGGCAAGAATGGCGTTGCTGGCCGCCGCGCGTGATCCAAGCGCGACCGTGGCAAAAGTGGCGCGCCAAACTGGATTGAACCGTACCAGCGTCACAAGGGCGCTGGTTCGGGCTGTAACATCGGAAACTCGAAACGAAACGACTCAGAAAGATGAAACAAACGAAACGAAAGGTAAGGGCGGCATTGCGACGTGCGATTAGAAGCTGTGTCGCCTACAACGGTGAAATCAACCTAAAGCGAATCGCACAACGAAACAAATGCTCGCCGAAAACGGTGTCAAGGGCACTGCGCGAGCTTCAAAGTGATGGGATCGTCTCGGTTGAACGCAGAACTGGCCGGGGACTTCTGGTCACGGTTAAAGATCGACCTCGACCGGATGGAGTCGCACCAACCGCAAGGTCCGTAAACGGCGCGTTCGGCTGGACCGGAGTGATTGGCATTTCGGTCACCGTCGAATTCGACATCGGCCCGGCTCCAACCGGGGTCGTGATTGACGGCATTTCGGGCTGCGTCACCCAAAGGACGCTGCAAACAGCCCTTGGGTGCGATATAAGCTGTTCTGACAAGCGGGTGATACCAAGCACCCGACCACCCTATTTCGACTGCGCTGGTAGCGTTTTGGCAATGAAGCGCGGGGATTCTGGTGAACATGACACGGTCAACTCCGGCATAGCTGAGACCGCGGCGCTGCTACCCAAGCATGGCGACAGGCACTGCGATCAGTGCTCGGTGCACGATTTGTCCACTCTGAGTGCCGATCATCCTCACGGGCCACTATCGGCGCAACAGCACGATTTACCAACTACTTACAGCGGACAAACGACGGCGCAAGTGTCCACTCAACAAAATGACGCTGTTTTCCACGGCCAAACGTCTGATCACCAACGGCTTACAGCGCGGCTCGGTGCCGATCATCCTGATGGGACACAATCAGTCTTAAACCCTGATTTTTCAAGCGTTTCCGGCGAAAAACCGGGGCATCCAGTGTCTGATCATCACGAACATGTTGGTGCACAAAATCATGTAAGTAGAATACTTGACATAAAAAGCATTAACAGAAGGTACGTAGGCCTTAGTAAGTACATAGGTATAGGAAATAACGACGACTTTCTACAAGACAAGGCATACGTAAGGCCTACGTTACGCTTTGAAGAACAAAGAACGTTGATTAACACTGAAATTAACGCGCGCGCGCGCGATTTCGGCCTGCACGAAACTCAACCTTGCTCGACCGAATGCGTTGAGTCCAATGGTGTTACCATGAGCGCGACTTGTTCCCTCGATGATCCAACTCCGCGCGAAAATTCACCCGTAACCGGCGAACCGGCTCAAGTGAAACCGGCGGTGAACTCGGCTCCAGAGTCTGACACGTTTCTGGCCGAACAGCTAAACTTGCAAATCACCGACGGCGACCTTCTCGGCGAAACGAAACCAAGGGCCAAGCGGGCAAAGGCCGCGTCCAAGCGCGACCCGGTCCGACTCAAAGAGGCCCGAAAGCTGATTGCAATCTGGTGCAGGGAATTTGCGAGAATCCACCGGCTCAAGTACCCGTTCAACAGCCGTGACGCAAAGGCCGCCTATGAGCTTGTTGACCTTGGCTGGGACGCCGAAACGGTGATGCGACTAGCCAAAGAGGCATGGCGCAATCCGAAGTGCCCGGAATGGATCAAAGCAAAGGCAAACACGCTGTACGGCTTGAGACGTTACTGGGCCGAAGTTGTAGCGACCAACCCGGCTGGTAAACCCGACCTCGATGAGCACCCTGAACTCGATGGCGGGGCCAACATCGTGAACAAGGTAATCGACTTCTAAGAGATGCCTATGAGCGAGGACCTCGAAAGCGGAAACGTGAAGTCAGCAGGCCAGGTCGTTGAAAGCGCTGTTGAAAGGTTGCAGCGAGTTCAACGCATGTACGAAGACGTCAGGCGGAAACTCGCTGAATGGGCGTCTCACCAGCCTGATCACCTGAAATGCGAACGGCATGGGACAGTGCGCGAACTGGACTGGGAAGAATCAGTGCGTCGCACTTGGAATCAGCGCGAGTTTGTGCTGGTTTACAAGCCGTGCAGGGACTGCATCAAACACGCCGAAGAAAGCCAGGTGCGGCAATGGCTTCTATCGCGCGGAGTACCCGAGTGCATCTGTCACGCATCGTTCGACAACTTCATCGCGACAACAGATTCGCAGCGTTCGGCATTGCATGCTGCACGCTGTTTGGTGGAGAAAATGCGCGGGTTTCTCCTCATGTTCGGAGAACCCGGCACTGGCAAGACGCACCTTGCGGTTGCAACGCTCCGCGCGGCCAGAGTCGGTCGGTTCATGGTGGTGAGCGATCTCGCGAGCAAGGTGCGCGAATGGATGGACCGACAGACCGACACGAACATCGAAACCGTGTGCAGAAATGCACGGCTTCTGGTGCTCGACGACGTGCATAGCGCATGCACCACCGGCGACGTGCGGCTGGCGAGGGACATCATAGCGGCGCGACACGCACGGCGGGCTCCAACCGTGATAACCGGCTCGGTGGAAATTCGGCTTTTCATGGAATCACTTGGTCCGACATTGGCGGACCGAATCAGCGAAGCCTGTGTCGGCCAAATCAAGTTCAAAGGCGCGTCGGAACGCGCCGCAACCGGAAAAAAAGCATACTGGCATGAGTGAGACACCAAAATCAGTAGCAGAAATGGCAGGACCGCTAATCGCCAAAGCGGTAGAGAACCTATGGACCGATAACGCCGAAATCGTTGACGAAGCGCTGGCAACGGAAGCGAAAGTGCGCGTGACGATCAGCGTTAAGATCAAGTATGATGACATTGGGCGTGCCCGGCTAACTGTTGAGCTGGCACACACGAAACGGCACGTTGCGCAGGTCGTCAGCGTAGTCCATGACGCCGCTCAACTGCCCCTAGGAATCGAGGAACAAAACGTTCCAGAAAATCTCACGCCTGAAACAGTGTAGCTAGGTAGAACGCATGAAATTGATCTCTGTTGATAAGGCAGCCGAGATGATCGGTATGTCAAAGAGATGGGTCTGGATGCGAATCCGTGACGGCGAGATTGCGACGTACCGGCTCGGTCGGCGGCGGCTTATCTCCGAGGACTATCTTCGGCTTTGGGTGGCGGAACACAAGGCAGAACCTCCGGCATGCGAGTGCCGGAGAAATGGCGAACGTAAAACTGTTCAGTTGTCCTGATACTTTTGTGGCGGAGAAACCGCATCGCGGCAACTGGTTCCGCCTGATACAGCAGAGAGCCAATATACGCTCGCAATTCGTGAAGACGCTTTCGCGCTGTCCAACCGCATGAGGCGAGCTGGGCCGAGAGGCGTTTTGCCCAACCGAGTCCGCGTTCGCTGATGACAAAGCCTGTCTCGCGTTTGTACGGCGCGATGGCATTCCACGCTGCCTGCTGGATCGGGACCTCGACGCGCTGACCGTCCTTGCCGACACCGCCGCAAACCCACGCTTGACCGGCACGGATCACGATATGTTGCCATTGCAGGTTTGAAATCTCGCTCCGACGAAGGCCAGCACCCAGTGCGAGCCAGAACGCCAAGTAGCTGTTTTGACCAACCTGTTCGTCCGAGGCGAAAAGCTCAAACGTGCGCTTGACAACCGCGTCGTCCGGGGCGCTGTACGTTGTACCCCCGATCCGGCCCTCAAGTGGCGTTGTCATGAATTCCTCGATTGACTTCGGCAGTGGAAAACCCGCCCTGCTGTAGTACCCCGGCCAATCCAGTGAGCGGGCGAATATGGACCTGGCCTGCTGAATAAAGCTGCGACTGGACCGCAGCGCGCGCTCGCGCGCCAGCCTTGCGTCGGCGTCCGTGCCCGCGAGAGCAACGTATCGTTTCACAAATCGTGACTGAAACTCACGCACAAGACGGGCGTCGAGGACCGAGACCGGCGTTGCATCGCGGTCCGAACCGAGAACGGTCCTCAAAATCAACCGTAGGGCGAGAATATTGTTTCGCACCGTGCGGCGAGCCAACGAGGCTCTGGTGCTGTAGAGCGATATTATGTCGCCGATAGTGACCGGGGCGGCTTTTTCACGCTGTTCGTGTGCCGGCCGTGATTGTTCATCGGCGATGATTTTTTTTGCAGCCTTGATGGCCACAGAAGCGCACCTGCTGTTAAGGCACCTCTTGATCCTCATGCCGCGGACTTGGAAGTGTATGTAATACGGTCCGTGTGGAGCATCCGGGCGGATGAAAATCTTGTACGACTTTCCTCTGAACCGAAACTGTCGTTCTTTCAT